ATAAAAGAACAGGTGATCGAACCAGTATTAAATAACCCTAAGACTCAAGCATTTATCGCAAGTGCTACAGTGGGGGTTAGCGCTGGTTCAAGTACCATTGAAAACCTCCAAAACATATTCGGCTTAATTGGTACTATTCTAGGCTGTATCTTAAGCGCTGTATTGATTTATAAGAATTTAAAGCAGAAGAAATAAACGGTTTATAGTGCGCCTCAGGCTATATAAAACCCCTGTGCAATACTGAGGCAACCTAAAGACTTGATTGTCTTTTTTTTGGGGTTTTAAAAGCAAAAACGAGTGAGATACGAGAATGCCAGAGTTTACAGAAGATAGGCAGCCAGAAAAACGCAGAGGCAGAAGCACTAAAAATAAGATACTCGATGCAATTAAGAGCGAGTCTGTAAAAGACCTCATTGGATTGCATGGAGAGCCTACGCGCGAACAAGCAGAGAATGCTTTCTTTTCACATATAGCCAAACGAGCTTTTAATATTGATGACAAAGACTCAGGCCAGATGCTTAAGGTATTAGCAGACAAAGGGTGGTCTAGTGTTAAGCCTACAATGGAAAGGGTTGAGTTTGAGTTTGATTCTACTACCACACCAGATAAGCAAGCTGCTCAGGTATTGGATGCAGCCAGTAAGGGCTTAATCTCTCCTGATGTTGCCAATATGTTTATCGACTCAATATCTAAGATGCTTAAGATTGATGAAATCACGGTGATTAAGAATCGACTAGAAGCAATTGAGAAGGCATTAGATGAACGCAATTCTAAAGAAGCTTGATCAATTAGAGTCGATTATAGTTACATCAGCAGGTAGCGGCCTATCAACACCATTCGGTTTATACGAACCTACAGAGAGTGGCCCTAGGTTAGTTAGGACTATTAAATATAAGAATGGCGAATGGGTTGAGACTGACGACAAACCTCTGGCTACAATTCCCATTAAGCTTGAGCCTGTATTGACACGACCTAAGCGGTTTATTGTTATCATTGGTGGTCGTGGCTCAGGTAAATCTCAGACAGTTGGCCAAATATGCGTAGTTGATATGCATGACCGTGGCATTAAAACTGCCTGCTTTCGTGAATTCCAAAACTCTATTGATGACTCAGTGCAAAGCCTATTAGCTAATCAGATTAGAAAGATTGGCCTAGATGGTTTTACCTTCACAAATACCGCGGTTAAGTCTAGCAATGGCGCAGAGGCTAAATTCAAGGGTTTAGCTCGTAATCCTGACTCTATGAAGTCAATGGATGGGTTTAAACGATTCTGGACAGAAGAAGCACAAGCAACATCAGAGAATAGCCTCAAGCTGTTAACACCTACAATGCGTGAAGCAGGTGGCTCAATGATATTCACTGCTAACCCTGCATCAAGTGAGGACCCGTTTTCTAAACGATTTATTACACCTTTCAGGGAGGCTTTAGACCGTGATGGCATTTATGAAGACGACCTCCACTTAGTCATTGATATGAACTACACGGACAATCCATGGTTCCCAGAAGACTTGGACCAAGAGCGAAAGTGGGACCATGATAATCTGCCTAGGGCATTATATGACCATATCTGGATGGGGCAGTTTAATGACTCCATACCCAACGGCCTTATTATGTCTGAATGGTTTGATGCTTGTATAGATGCCCATGAAAAGCTAGGATTCAAACCTAGGGGTATTAAGAAGGTTACACACGACCCATCAGACCTTGGCCCGGACCCAAAAGCTTTATCAATGCGTCACGGTAATGTGATTATTCAGGTTGAAGAGCGTGAAGACTTAGACGTAAATGAGGGTATGGATTGGGCGACTGATTACGCTGTCAATAATAACGCAGACCAGTTCGAGTATGATGTAGGTGGTATGGGCGCAGGACTTAAGCGACAAGCTAATACTAACCTAGATGGCACTAAGATTGATGTTTATCAGTTTAATGGCGCTGTAACTCCTGATATGGGTGATGCTATATATGCGCCTGCTATTGGTGAGAATGTCCAGAAGCAAAAGACTAATAAAGAAGTATTTAGGAACCTACGCGGGCAGTGCTATGCATCACTTAGAGATCGCGTATATTTAACTTATCGAGCTGTTGTGCATGGCGAACTATGTGATCCTGAATTACTAATAAGCTTTAGTTCAGAGATAAAGCACTTGGGTAAGCTTAGGTCCGAGCTATGCCGAATCCCAATTAAGCCTAACGGCTCTGGCTTGTTTGAACTTTATACAAAGGATACAATGCGTACTAAGTTTAAGTTGTCAAGTCCTAACCTTTCCGACTGTGTTATGATGTCTGAAAGAATTCATATAAAACAGACTGTGATACAGGATATAAGCCACCTACATATAGGCTCTAGGAATCATTGGTGAACAAATGAAAGACACACAAGAAATCTTAATAGATTTTAGAGAGGCTCTAGGCTCAAGCAATAATGTCAATGAGCAATGCCTCAAGGATAATCAGTTTGCCAAGATTGCCGGCGCTCAGTGGGCTGGAAGTGATGCAGAGCAGTTCGCAAATAAGCCTAAACCTGAAAACAATAAGCTATTTAAGAATATAAACCGCTTGCTTGGCCAGTATCAGCGGATGGAAATGAATGCTCGTATTGCTAGTGCCAGTGATATTGCAACGGATGAAGATGCAGACTTATTACAAGGTCGTTGGCGTAATGATTTTAATATGTCGGATGGTATTGAGGCGCTAAACAATGCGGCAGACGAGGCGTTCTTTGGCGGCTTTGGTGCTGTTAAGTTGGTTGCCAAGTATGAAGACGAGGAAGACCCTAAACCTGAGAATCAATATCTATGTATTGAGCCTATCTATTCAGCCCCTAGTTCGGTTGTATTTAGTGCTGGCGCCATTCGTAAGGACAAGCAAGACGCTAAACAGGCATGGCACCTTGTACGTGTTAATCGCAAGGAGACAGAGGAAACATACGGCGTAGATTTTTCTTCTTTCCCTGATGCAACTGATAGCGGTCTATTTGATTGGAAGACTGATAGCACAAAGGATGTTTACGTTGCTCACTATTACGAGGTGATTGAAAAAACCCTAACTGAGTACAAGTTCACAGAAGAAGGCATTGATCTGATTATCACTACTGGTGACGGCATTAAAGACCAGTTCGGCAATCGCGTTGCCCGTGATGAATTATCAGAATTGCGCGAAGCATTTGAATATGAGCAATCACAGCGTAAAGTTAAATATGTTGAGTACGCTTTAATCTCAGGCGATAAATTCCTAATTAAGCCAACAAAGACCCCGTTTAAATCTATTCCTGTTGTTCCTCAGTACGGTTATCACACGGTTATTAATGGCATTGAGTACTATTGCGGTGAAGTATGTCGACAGCGCGATAGTCAGCGTTTTGAGAATATGGGCTTCGGCGCTCTAATGGAGATCATGGCTCAGAGTCAGAAAGAAATTCCAGAATATACGCCAGAGCAAATCAATCGACATGCAAACTTCCACGCTAATAAAGATTTAGATAATCCTGCTTTCCTACTGTCTGACCCTATCAAGGATGCAAACGGTAATATCACGCATGTAGGCCCTATCGGTAAGCACATGCCGCCACAGATAGGTTCGGGCTTAGCCAGTGGCCTTCAATACCTACAGCAAAACATGGCAGAGCAATCCGGTACAGGACAAAGCACACTGCCAAGTAATACAGCAGCCGCAGCTATTCAGCAGGTCAATGAACGTCAAGATGATGCATTCCAGCCTTTATTCCAGAATGCAGTTCAAACCATCAAGGCATTATGTAAGGTATGGATTCCAGCAGCTCAGATGGTTTACTTCTCAGGTTCAAAGACTTTACGAATCCAAGGCCCAGATGGCTCATATAGTCAGGTTAAGACTTTGGAATATGCTGTTACTGATGAGGGTTTTGGGCCTTATAAGAACGCTGCACGTGGGAAGTATGATGTTACCGTTAAGGTAGGCGAGTCTCATAAGTCGCAGAAAGAAGCAGACTTAGCAGGTGCTAAAGAATTGCTTCAATATACCGACACTAGCACACCACAAGGCCAGATTGTTCTTATGTCTGCTATCCAGTCAACTACAGGCGAAGGTATGGCAGCAGCTCGCAAGATGGCACGATTTAACGAGATTAAGATCATGATGATGGAAGGTATTGACCCAGATCTTAAAAACGATGAAGAGCGCCAATTTGCACAACGTACTATGCAGCAAATGCAAGCAGCTCAACAGAATCAGCAAAACCCACAGGTTATGTTGGCTCAAGCAGAAGCACAGGCCCGAATGATGGAAGGTCAAGCAGCTATCCAGAATGAAGTTAATGACGCACAGAAGATTCGCATTGATGAATTCAAAGCTATGACTGACCGTGAAAAGGTTAAGATTGATGCTGCTAAGGCTGGTGTATCTATTGAAAATACGCAGGTTAAAACTCAGGGTGAGCTAATTGATCAGCAGTTAAAGGTTAGTAATGCAATGATGGGGCGTTAAGCCCCTTGTTCATCGTTTTAATTAATTTGCCTTTTCAGTTCCTTCCTTATAAGTCTCTTTAAGTCAATATGCTCAATTATTGAAGCTATTGAGAAAATCGAGCCAATTAAGACTGGTGCTATATCCCATTTTATTAATGAAACAATAACACCTATAGTGATACCTACATAGCAACGCTCTTTGCTGTGCTGTAATACCTTTTGTTCGGCTATCATTCTTCTATCTCCGTGCTTGTTGGGAATACATATTCAGCTCCACATTCCCTATCTGAGCAGTAGATGCGGTCGTTGTCCCGTCCCTCGCCATAAAGCGAGATAGTATTAGCCTCGCATATTTCGCACTTAATGCCTATATCGGCTAGTTGTTCGAATATGGTCATGCCCTCTAAACTCTCAACCTCTGCCTTGAGCGATTCGTATTTTGCTTCCCAATCTATTTTTCCTTTTATCATACATTCACCAAATCTATATGTGTCAGTTTAGCCATTCACAGTATGAATGGCGCGTAGCAGTCTATGGGTTGCCGAATACAACAATCATGGAGTCGAGCATTACTGACGAGCTTTCCACATACTCGCCTTTCGCATTAAATCCTTTGAATTTAACCCGTCCGCGAAGAAATCTAACCTCGCTGGCATTTGGCTTAATATAATCATGGAATAGCGCAGTGCTTGTTGAAACAGGTAGTAGCATTACACAAAGTCTGCCATTATTTGAGAATTCAATAGCCCGTTTAACAAAAGCCTCTTTTTGTTTTCTGCTGTATGGGGGATTGATGAAATTACGCTCACCCCATTCAATCAAAAGCCCGTCATTGTCTGGTGTTATCTCACCATGATTTATTGGGCAAGGGTCAAAATCAAAGTGAAATTCGTCATTCAGCTCGTCGTATAGGTCTTGTGGCGTTTTCCAGTTGTCACTATGTTTTATTGCTCTTTTTTTCATCCCTTCCTCTCCTCTCGTTTATGGTGTGTTATTAATCACTGTATTCATTACTATAGCCACTATCAGCCAAGCACAATCTTCCAGCTATGTGCAACGATTGTGCTAAGCCGTTAGGAACTAATCCAAATAGACTATCTACCCATGATAGACCGTCCCATTTAAAAACGTATTCCTTGCCGTCACTTCCTATCAACAGATAAAAACAGCCTTCTTCCATCACTTTCTCTCCTCTCGTTTATGGTGCGTTAGCTTAAGATGCCACCCATGTGGCTGTCTGCAAAACATTAACCCAGACAAAAAAACCAATCATCATAAGCAGCCTTGCTACGTCACTACCTACAGATGTTTCCTCCTTCCGCGGGTATTCGCATACTATCAGTTGCAATACAGCTAATGTTATCCCGATTAAGCCCATAACAAATGCGACCATTAGGTAGATGTTTACGTTCATGTTTTTCTCCTTTGTTAATTGAAACCCTACTCTAACACCTAGAATTTATAAATCATTGGCCAAAACTACCAAAATTCGCTGATGCTTGTAAGTTTTAGCCAATCCTATAAAATACATGAATGGGAATCGCTGCGCCCATAAATGCAGCGTATACGTTGACCATATGAGCGGAGAAACAATATGGATTCTGGAAATATGTCTGAAGTAGAAATTGAAAGCGTTCAACCTGATGAAGTTGTGGTGACTGAATCAGAGGAACTAGAAGCAACTGAGGCAACACCACAGGCCGAAGAAGCGGAAAGCACAGATCAGCCAGCGGTTTATATTGAAGATGAAGGCGACCAGCAAGAAGAGCCTAAAAGCGGTGAGATGACAGAAGCCCAAATGCGGGCTGCTTGGAAAGAAGAACGCGAGAAGCGCAAGCGTAAGAATGCCGAATTAGAAGAAGAGAAGCGCACCAACGCTGAACTTTTAGAGCGCATTGAACGCACTGAAAAGCTAGCTTTAGAGCTTAGTGTAGGTAAGAAGCCTAATCCTTCTGATTTTATTGATGCTCAAGATTACGCGGATGCGATGAGCCAATATGAAGAGAAGATGTCAGGCCTTAAGCCAGCACCAAAGCAGCAAGAGCAAGCAGAGCAGCAAATACAGCTTAGTGATGATCAGGAGTTCCACGCTGATAAGAGTCGTTTAGAGTTGCGAAAGCACCTACCTGACTACGATGAAGCAGAGGCAGAAGTTGATCAGTGGTTAGAGTCCAAGTTCCCTAATGGCAAAACCATTAAGGCGGGCGTAATCGCATTAACCCATGCCATGGATATTGATTACGCAAAGGCAATGTATGCTGTCAATAAACTTCCAAAGGTCAAGGCTGAGCTTGAAGCAGCTAAAAACCAAATGGAAATCGCGGCAATTCTTAAAAAAGCAGCTAGTAAAGTTAAGGTTCGTCAACCCGCAAAGATTGAAACAAAACCAGAACCCACTCTTAGCAGTACTGGTTCGGTAAGTGCGGCGGCTCGTGAGCTTGAAAAAGCCCGTGAAGCTTATGCTAAAGATTCCAGTGTGGCGAACTTCAAGAAAGTCGCTGATGCTAAGAAAAAACTTAAAAGCTCATAAGGAATAACACGATGCCTAATTCGTTTTCTAAAGATAAAATGGCTACCCTCTTTGAGGAAACAGCCGAAACAACCTCGCTTAACTTGTCACTATCTAAGTCGTTAGACACTTACGACATGGATATGGACGCAGACAAAGGCCGAACTTCTGACTCTAACGGTGCTGATACCGTATGGATTCCACAAGAAACGCGCTTTACTGTAACTGATGGCTTCGCCTCAACTGCTGGCAATGAACAGGATATTGTTGACCGTAACATTCCTGTGCGCCGCAATAAAGCTAAGCATATCTTTACCCGTATCGGCACTAAAGACTTGCGCGACCCAATGCGTTTAGAGCGTGCTAAAAAAGGTATGGCCAAAGATATTGCCATTGCAGTAGATACCGCAGCCTATGAGACTATGCGCAACCGCGCAAACATGACTCTATCTCTAACTGGTGATTTCTCTTACGATGATGCTATTCTGGCTGAAAGTAAGATGTTAAACGCTGGCTTAGGTCGTTATGACAAAAAGCTGTGCCTATCTATCCCGCATTACAATAAAGTGGCTAAAGACCTACAAACTGCCTCGCGCGATGTATTGGTTAGCGATGCCCTTACCCGTGCTAAAGTTCCAAACCTTTCAACGTTTGAGACTATGCGCGCAGAGTACATCAATAACCTAGCTGCAAACGGTACTACTGGCCTAACCATTAACGGCAACCAGTCGCACACTGTTTCAACCTATGATGCGTCTGACGAGTTCTATTTGGATAACCGCCAAATGACTCTAGCAATCACTGGCGCAACTGCTGCGAACATGCCTGCTGGCACTAAGTTCACTATTGCGGGTGTTAATGCTCTTAACCCTGAGTCTAAAACTGACACAGGCGAGCTTCAAACATTCACAGTAGTAAATGCTGTAGATGCTGCCCCAGTTATTTCACCTGCTATTGTTATTGATGGCCCTTATGCAAACTGTACAGCTCAGGCTGCCACTGGTGTTGCCGTGACTATCATTAACATTGCGAATAACGCTGCATCATTGTTCTATACTCCAGAATCTACGTTTATCGTTCCGGGTATTTTACCTGTTGCGGCAGAGGCTGGCGGTGTTAATACCTTCAATGGCGTGACTGATAATGGCATTCCAATGCGCATGACTATGTGGTGGGATCCTCATGCAGAAGCACTAAACATTAAGACTGTTATCTACTTTGATATCGCGGTTGTTCATCCTGAGCAAGTTGGTGTCATCTTAGACGTACAAGTCTAATCTTACGGGGGCTTAACGGCCCCCTTTTTTTAAACTATTAAGGGGTTAATATGTTTCACGTATTTAAACAAGGCGGCGGCTGGAAGGATTCGGATGGTTTTGAATACACCATTAAAGCAATCAATCCATCAGACCGTGTAAAATTCCTAGAAGATGGTTGGTATACCTCATTAGAGAATGCCAAAGCTATTCAGCTAGATGAATCAGATTATGGCGTAGATGGCGGTGAATATGAGCGCGAACTACGTGATAAAATCAAAGCATTAGGTGGTAAGCCTGCTGGCCGTTCCAGTATTGAGCGATTAGAACAGCAACTTGCAGGCCTAGAATCAAAAGAAGGTCAGGAATAATAATGGCAACCAAAGGCAGGATTGCAGAGCGCGCTCTGGATAGCTTAGGAATTGGCGGCAACTACGAATCAGATATGATTGTACGCGCCATTGATAACCTAGATGAAATGATGCTTTCTTGGGAGCAAGATGGCGTTATTCTTGGGTATGTTCATACCGATGAAACAGCCAGCCCTAGTGATGAATCAGGTATCCCAGACTATTCACGTCAAGCTGTTATTCTTAATCTTGCCTGCCAATTAGGTATGGTGCTCAAGCTTCCAATTGATCAATCAATGATGGCGCGAGCATCTAACGCTTATAAAAACCTAATACCAATTGCACCACCTTCAATGGCTGCCAATCCTTATATGCCACTTGGCCAAGGGAATAATATTTATTATGAGCAGCCAGCTTTTCAGTCACAGGGCGACACGGTTTTAACTAACAATCAGGACACGCCTTTACTGGCTGACATTGGTGACGAAGCATGACAGGCATTAGGCTTGGCGGACTAACAACTCAAGATACAATTGATGATACCGCGTTAATCCCCATTACAAACAAAGACAAAGTTACTCGGAATATAAGCTTTTCAGACTTTAAGCTTGGCCTTACAAAGGGCGGGGTTTCCGGTCAAATTAACTTAGACCCCTCCTCGCCTATCACTTTATTAAATATCTCTAACGATAATATTAATTTTGCTACTATCTCAAATGGCCAAATGGTGCTTGATGTTTCTAAGCTACCAACCAATCAGGCATTAACATCAATTAAGTATGTGCGCGATAAGTCAGATTTGACGGGCGCATTAAGTAGCAGTGTTGTTTATATTATAGACGGCTCTATTGATATGGGCACAGCGTCAATTACTGTACCTGCTGGCGGTTTGAATTTAGCGGGATATTCTTTTGATGTATCAGGCCTATATTCAAGTGCTGACAATTATACAATGTTTGTAAGCCCAGCGGGTGGTAGTGGCAACTTCTTAGGGCAGGATTACTTTATACAAGTAAATGGTGCTAATTCTAAGGTTTATGATATTGTTGATTCTGATTTTAGTCACGCTTTCGAGTTTGAGCGGATTAATTACAATAACTGCACAAGTCTAGGCACTATTAAAAACTATAGGCAAGGGCTTGAGGGTGGAACTGGTCGATTTGGCGGCACCCCAGAGCTAACACTTGCGGGTAGCTGGCTTGGTGGTTATCGAATCACAACAAGTATTGTTCGCGGCCTAGATAATGCTATGACAGGTACATTGTTTAAAGCTGGCACTGGCTTTCAGATGGCTAGTCGATTCTTAACCGATATTAACGCAGACTTACCCCCTGATTGCTCGCTTTGTGATTTTTCAGCCTCTAACTTCACACTACCTTCCACTATTCAAATTCAAGGCGCGATTGTAACAGGCGCTGCCAATGTAGGCCCAACTCCAAACCTTACAGCTGGTGAATTAGAGTGTGACTGGCGAAATAATATAGGCGTAGATAACACCTATGTAGGCGGCAGCACTAAAGTAACGACCGCAACCCTAACCCCTATTGCTGCAATCAATACCTATTATGATGTACTTGGAACTTTTACAGCTTCCGAGCTGCAACACTTTGATGCACCAGCAAGCGGGCAGCTTAGGCACTTAGGTGCAAACCCAATTAACTATAAAGTTAATCTATTCTTTAGCGTTGCTGGGACTGCTGACAATCTAATAAGCTTAAAGGTGGTAAAATGGGATGACTCTGCATCAGGCTTTGTTGATGTAGTAGCTCAGCAGAAGCCAGTGCTAAACCTAACAGGCGGTACGGATGTAGCGTTCTTCAATGTAATTAAGAGCGTTCAATTAGATCAAAATGATTATATTAAAATCCAAGTGGCGAATAATTCAGGCACAGCAGATGTAACCGTTCAGCTTGAGTCATTCTATGAGATAACAGAGAGGTGATACTATGGCTAGCTACTCAATACCCATTCAGGACGGGACTTATGACACAGAATCAGGTGATGTAAGTCAAATAGGCCAGTTAAATACTGGTTTTGGTCATCAAATGTCGATTAAGTTAGCTAGCGGGTCATCTATATCAGCAGGAAGTTTGCAGATATTCTGCAAGGGTAAAGGCTCAGATGCTTATGAAGAAATACCAGACTCACCAATTGATCTAACAGCAATTGTCACACCTATGTTTGAATTTCATAGTGATGCGTATAGATTTGTTATCAGTGGCTCAACTGGTAGCGGAAGAATACTAATAACTGACTTAGAGGTTTCTTAATATGTCAGGGCCTAGACCGATACGACCAACCTCAGGCGGCGGCGCTGGATTAACCCCATCACAGGAGGGTAATCTTAATGCCAATACAGCTGCAAGGCATACTCATGCCAACAAAGCCACACTAGACGCTACAGAGGAGGCTTTTACTACCTCAATACTAAATAACATCAATCAAAAGGTTGATTCTGATGGGTTAAAGCAGCTATCAACTGAAGACTACACGACCGCAGAAAAAAACAAGCTTGGAAATATAACAGACAGCTTCAAAGGTTTCTTTGCTGATTCAACCGCTAGGGACGCAGCCATAATAACACCTGCAAGCGGCTTTTATGTTATTCAAGATGATACAGACAGCGTTTGGTTTTACGATGGTGCGGCGTGGGTCAATACTGGCAATACATCAACAGGTGATATGTTAAAAGCTGTGTATGACCCGACAAGTGTTAGTGCTGATGCTTTCTCTATGGGAAGCATGGTTGAGACAGCTTCAGAGAAGGTTTTTACCTTAGCAGAGAGGACTAAGCTAGCAGGATTAATACCCATAGATCAACCAACAATTGACAGAATACCAGCTCAAGAGGTGGTGATTGGAACTGGGGCTACAGAGATTCCGACCAATGGAGATCTACCTGTGTTTGGTACGGCAGCCACTAAAGATACTGGCCTAGCTAGCGGGCAACTTCCAACCGCTGACCAGCTCAATATGGTTGGCGAGACTATTAATTACACTGGGGCGAATTATCAGCCATCCACGGCTTTAGGCATTGGCGTTGTTAGATTAATGAAAAATGTATCTGGTTCGCCTTTGGCTCAGGGACAAAGTGTAAGTGCAAGCTCCCTAAATAGAATATACTTTAACTCTTCCGGAACGTTGATTGCAACTGCTTCAGGAATGATAGGCACATGGGTGGCTGTAACTGGTGGCGTTGCAGTAAATGACACTGCTGAATTCCTGAGGATTGCATAATGAAATATAAAAACGCAAAAGAGAATCCCAACGGGTCAATTGATTGCTTAGTACTGGTCGGTAATGAATGGGTTCCACATACACAAGACCCTGCTTTTGAGTACAAGCCAATAGAAGATTTAGGGGCTGACGACTGGCCTGAGGTCAAGCCATGCGATAAAGCAGAAAAAGACGCGCATAAAGCGGCGCAAGCGCGTGCTTCGGTTGTTGCGCAGTTATCAACTCTTGATCTTCCTTTATACACAATCGAGCGCGCATTAGCTGGCGATATTAAGGCTCAGAAGAAGATAGCACATAACGAGATAGAAAAGCAGAAGCTTCGAGAGTTGTTAAAATAATGGCTGTCATACTTAGCACTCTAGAATGGGTAGCAATCGCGCTGTCCGTTCTGATTTTAGCTTTAATTTTGTTCAAATATAAACAGGTGTTATTATATGCAAAACCATCATAAGTTTGAATTATGCAAGAACTACCATTAAACGGCTTCTATAGTAGCGAAAGCCGCAAATTAACAGATAGACGCTGTATAAATTGGGTGCCTACACTTTCTGATAATGGCTCGCTATCCGCTTTCTCTCTTATGCCAAGCTCAGGCATTGAATACCTAGATAATGTCGGGCTTGTATGGAATTCAGAGTATGGGGATGGCAAGGTTACTGGCCAAGTAGGAGCGTTTAATGGCTTCAACTCGCTAACGCAATTTCATGTTGGGGTTCGTATAGTTGGCTATAGCGGCACTGTGTCGCTAACAAAGACACTACCTCAAACCCCAGACGCTGGCGGCTCTTTGTTTGCTGCATCAAGCAGATATTCACGCTTTGCATCAAACGGTTCGAAGTTGGTATCGGTAGCGCCAAGCTCTTACAATAATTCACGTGATAGGGTTTATGAGTACAATAACACTTTAGATCCTACAGCGGTCAATATTGCCTTAATACTTGGGACAAACACGGCGAATATAGTAGACGTTGCATTTCTTGGTGCTCGCTTTCTTTATCTTTGCGCACAAAAATCATCAAACCCAGCATTAAACTTTAATCGAGTTCATTATTCAGCACTTGGCGCGGTTGAGCCTGATCTTTTAGATTTCTTCACACCGCAAGGTAATGACGAGCAATTGAAAGGCTTGGAAGTTCTAAACGACCGCTTGTATTTGTTTGCCGAGACTCAAACCTTTATATATCGAGTCACGGAAAGCACAGACATTCCCTATCAAATTGTTGGCACCATGGAATACGGCCTAGATGGTACACTGAGCGCACCGCAAGCCAAATGTAAGTACAAGGGAACAATTGCATTTTACGGCCGACAAAAGAATGGCCCCACAAGGATTTATCTGTTATCTGGCTCTGGCGCTCAAGCTATATCTACTAAAAATATAGATAGAATCATCGCCCAAGAGACACAAAATATTAGGTTGTTTGCGTTTACTGAAAAAGGTCGTGAATTCTTATGTGTTCGCTCAGATACAGTGTGCTTTGTTTTCGAGTCAGAGACGGGAATATGGCACGAGCGTAAAACATACCCTGAAAACTCTTGGCAGTTTGTAGGCGCAACCGAGAATACCAGCGGCACAGGTTCGGTTATGATTGGCGCAGAGTTTAAAGAAACTTCAATTGGTCGTTTGTTTACTGGTAGTGGTGCTCACAATCCAGTGCTAGGAACCGAAGTGGCATCGCCAAACAATGAATCGAATGAATCAGGTATAGTTAACCGTGAGATGATCAGCTCACCATTCAATGGCAAGAATGACAAGATTATACTTGCTGAATTACAACCTCAGTGTGAGGTAGATTTTTCAATGCCAGATTCTGGTTGGTCTAAACCTGAAATTAATATCAGCGTTTCATATGACTTTGGCAATACGTTTGAAAAAGAGCGTAGCTTGAACATTGGGTCTATTGGTGACTACAAGGCAACGACTAGGTTTTTCAACTTTGGCTACGTAACTCAGGCATTTACTGTAAAACTTCGCGCAATGAATCCTTACCCTACACGAGTGCTAACCTTATTGGCTCGAACTGAAAAGGGTTACAGCTAATGCAGAATATTAAACAGACTGCTATCACTCAAACTCAGATTGGGCAGTTGGTATCAGGTGAGACAAAACCTCAGGATTCTTGGTCATTTATATTCTGGCTAAAGGCGCTACAAGATGACAACCTAAAACTACCAAGCGTGTATAATATTGCAGATTGCAAGGTTGTTGGCGGGAATGCTACTTTCCCTCCACTGCCTACTGAAAAAATAGGATTGTTATTTTTAACATCCGGTACTTACGAGGCTGTTGTTATTGGCGGTTTAGATAAATGGAGGCGACTATATGACGGCACAACATTCGACCCAGCAGCAATTATCCCTTGATATACTTGAAGTTATTTTGGAGATGCACAAGGAAACAGTTTTTTCTAGGCTTAATCCTGATTTTGACAAAATGCTAAGAAGTATTGAAAGCATTATAGAGAACGGCTTTGTCTATTACGATGGCAAATGCTTATTTATGGGTAAGTTGTTCAAGCCTTGGTATAATGACGATATTCATGCGACCGATTTCATTACTTACACAAGAAAAGACTTTAGAGGGGAAGGGCTTGCTAAGCTTGCAATTTCTCAATTTATAGAATGGGCAAAAGAGAAAGGCGCTACAAGCATTAAAATATCTCAAAGCTCAGGAATTAAAAACAAAGAATATAGCGCCATGGCTAAAAGCTTAAACCTTAAAAAGGTAGGAGAGATTTATAATGTGTGATGTTGAAGAGGAAATAGAAAATGCCGTTGGCAATACGGCTATCGGCACTATTACAGAAGAGATTGGCACAAACATCTATGACGCTCAGAAAGATCCTGTATCTGATGCTTATGATGATTTGACTGGCAAGGATGAAGAGAAGGCACTTAAAGAGCAGATAGCCCAGCAAGAAGCCGCACAACTCGCCCAACTTGAATTTATGAAGGAGCAGTACGGCGATATTACAGAGGGCTTAAGGCCTTATCGTGAGGCTGGTGAAACCTTTCTGCCTAAGTTGCAGGAAATGCTAAGTCCAGAAGCCAGACAAAGCTTTATTTCTGACTACCTTCAAGGCAGTGAATACCAGCAACTACAAGACCAAGCAACACAGCAGCTTTTGCAGTCATCGGCAGCAACTGGGAATCTTGGTGCTAGCGGTACTCAAGATCGGCTAGCACGCCAGACTTTGCAAATGGGTAGCCAATTGGGTGGCAACGCTTACAACCAAGCATTAGGCAATCTAACCACTGGCACTAACTTAGGCTTGGGTACTTTTGGCACTCAGCTACAGGCTCAAGGTCAATTAAACCAAGGTATGCAACAAGGTCTTGGTAACTTGGCTCAACTTGGCATTGGTCGCGCTAGCATTGGTCAAGGCGGTTTAATGGCAGACCTAGCACCATTTATTCAAACTGGCGCGGCCATTTACGGCGCTTCTTAGGAGTTATCATGGCTATCCCATCAGCAATAGAAATAGCACGATTAGGCGAAATGCAACGCGCAAATAGTCCATTGGCGCAGCTTGGTCAATTAGTGCAAGGTGGCTTTCAAGGCTATCAGCAGGGCCAAGCAATGAAAGAGCGCAGAGATCAAGCGGCTGCGGCAAAGTCTGGAGAAGCGGCGGCGGCTAACTACTTAAAGCAAGCCGTTGAAAACCCAGATCAACAAGACCAGTTCTTTTTAAAGGCTTACGAGGCATCACCTGATTTTGTTTCTAAGTTCATGCAGACCAAGAAGACACAAGGTGAGGCTGAGCAGCTAGGAAGCAGGTCGAGTGTTGAAAATAGAAAGCTTCAATTAAGAGAGCTTGAATATCAGGCAAACTTAACACGCCAAGCATTAGATCAAGAGACTAATGAACTCAAGCGACAAGAGCTAATGAATAGATTAAAGCTTCAAGAAGAGAAGATTAAGCAAGAATCCCAAAAGACTGAGGAGGCTGAATCCAAAAAAGAAAGCTCAGTGATGATGGCTAACGAGGCAGCTACACTAGCAAGAGAAATCGCTGAAAGCCCTAATCTTGGAAGCATTACCGGAACAATAGCGCCTAGGGTTGGCACTGTTAGTCCAGAGTCTCAAGACTTAATTAATAAAGCTAGCAGGCTTCAATCACTATTAACGGTTGATAACTTAAAATTAATGTCTGGCGTTCTTACCGATAGAGATATTGGCTTTTTAACAAATGTGTCATCAGGGTTAAACCTAACTGATAACGGTATTCTTGGAAGCAAGAAAGCGGTGCATAAGCGCCTTACTGATATTGCTTCAAAAATAGAAGGCGCAATAGCTGGAGGTGATGATAATAAAGAGCAAGAATCGCCTAAATACAAGGAAGGCCAAATTGCGACTAATCCACAAACAGGTCAGAAATTAATCTTTAGAGGTGGACAATGGCAGGCTCAATAGAACTACCAGAGGGATTTATAATTGAAGGCGAACAGGATGCTTCTAGTACTCTGCCAGAAGGATTTATTATTAGTGATCCTGAAGAGCCTATCACTAAAGAAAGCGTAGAAATGCGCTCCCCAGTTAGCGGGGGTAAATTCTCAGGCTTTAGTGATAATGAGAGGGGTTTTGCTGATACCTTGCCAGAGATAGGCGAAGCTCCAGAGCTAAATGAGCTTAGCGTGCCTGCTTTTAAGGCTTCCTATGCCCTTCTTGCTACTGGCGACAATAATAGGATCAAAGAGAGCTTACTGGAGCAGTACGGTGATGCTATTAAGTTTGAAGAAGATGAAAAAGGTAACACTGTAATCAACTTACCGTCCGGCCAGTATGCTTTAAATAAAACAGGTATAAGCCCTCAAGATATTGCGCGTGGATTATTTGGCGCTTCTGCTATGACTCCTGCTGGTAGAGCTAAGACTTTTGCTGGATCGGTTTTAGGTGCTGGTGCAACAAGTGCAGCAATAGAGGCTGGTGCCGCTCAAACTGGCGCAGGATTTGATCCGCAGCAAGTCGCTATTGATGCTGCTCTTGGTGGTGTTGGTAAGGTTGCAGAAGATATTGTTACTGGTGGAATTAGAGCCGCTAGAGGCAAGCTATCTGGAGCAGACGAGGCGCTAGAGGCTGCATCAAAAGAAACTGGAATTCCATTAATGACTACCGATGTAGTTAAGCCAGATACTTTATCTGGGAGGCTTGCTCAGTCTACAGGCGAGGTTATACCTTTTGCTGGTACAGGCGGCAAGCGAGCCTCTCAGCAGGCGGCTAGGGAAGAATTTGTTGAGAGCTTTGCAAGTCAATACACGCCTAGATATGAAGAAGTCGTTCAAGGCTTAAAAAATCAAACAAATAGAGTTAAGCAGGCAGCGGGTGCAAGACTTGGAAAAATCCAAAAGGACATGGCTGAATTTGGTGAAATAAATCCAAATAATTCAATTATGGCTATTGATAATGAGATCGCAGCATTAACAGCAAAAGGACGTGTGCCTGATGATGCAACAGTTGCACAGCTTCAAAGGTACAGAGATGCCTTAGAAGAGGGGCAGACGTTTGAAACTCTTGATACTCTTCGCTCTGATTTTAGAGAGCAAGTAAAAGGCGATAGACAGGTTATGCCTAATCGCTCTCAGGCTGCAATTGATCGCATTTACAAGTCAATGACTAATGATATGGACTCGGCAATTAAAAATAATCTTGGAGATGATGCGCTCGCACGATTCAAGTCTGCAAAATCAATTTACGCTAGTGAAGCAAATAAAATTAAAAACACTAAGATCAAAAACATCTTGCAGAAAGGTGACATTACACCAGAGCAGGCTGGGCAGATGATATTTAGTAAAAAACCAAGCGAAATCAAAAACCTGTATCAAAGCTTAGACCAGAAAGGCAGAGAAGCGGCGCGCTCTACTGTTATTTCAAAGGCCATAGAGGACGCCAGTAAGCGTGTAAATGGTCTTACACCAAATACACTAGCAAGCGAGCTTGGTAAGTACCAAACACAATACAACGTAATGTTTAAAGGCGCTGAGAAAAAGCAGATTGAGGGCTTAATTGAGCTTCTTAACGCAACAAGAAGAGCGCAAGACGCAAAAGTGGTTACGCCTACAGGTCAAATGCTTCTTGGCCCGCTTGGTGGTTATGCTGCATTCACAGATTTAGCATCAACACTTGGCGGTGGTTTGACCATCGGAGGATTTGCAAGGGCTTATGAATCAGGACCAGTTAAAAGAGCACTACTGCAACTTAAAAACAGTCCTAAAGGCTCTAAGGCTTACGATTCGGCATTGCAGAACGCTTCCGAGGTAATGAGGACGCTATTGATCGCTCAGCCCGAAGCAGAATAATGTATAATACTGAATATAAAATAAACATTTCCATAAGGTACCTATAATGGCTAATCAAATTAAAGCCCCAATTAACTACCCTATCATAGCAGGCGGTAAAATCGTATCTGGCGGCTCTGTTATTTTTGGTCAGCCTAATGTTAAACCTGACCCTGATAACCCGTCTACACTTAAAGCGGTTTACTTAGACGCAGCTTTAACGCAGCAGGCAGAAAACCCACAAGGCATTAGTTCGGATGGTGTATTTGATCAGTCCGATACTGGTATCTTATACGGGCCAGAGAATACCGTTTACTCTATTGTTATTTTAGGTGCTAATAAGAAGCAGCTTTCTTATATCCCTGAATACGACCTATCAGACGCCAATGCAGCATCAACAGCGCAAGCAGCGGCAGCGCAAGCAGAATCAGCAGCCTCTAACGCAATAGCAGCGAAAGATTTAACTGAGGCTTTATATACTGACTTTGTAAACCGTTATTTTGGTGCCTATTCTTCCGACCCTAGCGTTGACCCAGAAGGCAATCCACCAAGCGAAGGCTCTATTTACTTTAACACCACTTCAAATGTGTTTTTTACTTGGCATAGTGGCGCGTGGAATAATGATTTCCCGTCTAATCCTAATGGGTTGATGGTTACTGCTACAGGCACAACTACACCTAGGAGTCTGGCTGATAGAGCTGCTAGTGTTATTAATGTTAAAGATTTCGGGGCTATTTGTGATGGGGTGGCTGATGATACAATACCAACACAGAACGCCATTAATTACATGAAATCAGTAGGCGGTGGCAGTGTTGTTGTGGATGGGAGGGTGAGAACAACTAGCACAATTATACTAAATGGGGGTGGAGTGACACTAAGCGGAACAATGCCGGAAAGTATATTCAGTGCTTCAATATCCGTAAATAAAGGGGGGGTTATTTACTCAGACTTTGCAGATGGGCCTGCTTTACTTATAAGCGATGGGGGGGTTAATGTTGATAATTTAACAATACTTGGTAGTCCTACAAGGCGCTCATCCCCAATATCAAATGGGTCTCAGAATTCAAACAGTGCGATCATTATTGAACCTGCTGACATCCCAAGTGATATTTTACAAAATGTCGTATTAACAAATGTACACTTAGTCACTCATCCGGCAGATGGCATACTAATAGAAGCAGATGTTGCAAATGTACAGATCAATAATTGCTATGAGAACGACCTTGGTAGGCACGGTATCGCAATATCAACTGGCGAGATAGGCGGTAGAACTAATGTGTCTTTACCTGGGATTATAACAATAAAGCATGGTAAGCAGTTCGACTGTGGTGGTCATGGTATTGCGATTGGCACACCGACAAGTGTGCAGTTCCCTTATAGGATACGTGTCATAAACGTCGAGGGGTATAGGCTTGCAACAGATGCAGCGCAAAGGTTCGACACATCTAGTAACTGGGTTGTTTGTCAAGACTCTGAATTTGATAACTGTGCATTTGGTGGTACAACAACAGGTAATATACCTGATCATTCTGGACTAACTATAGGCGGCAGAGATATAACTGTGAGGGGTTGCAGGTATATTAGTAGTGCGGGCCCTGATTATGTAAAAGTTATACAGCAAGCAGGGTTCTCTACAGAAAACATTAAGTTTGACGGGGGCATAGCCAACACTGCTGGGTTCACCCCGCCCGCAGATTTTGCCACACTGACAGCGGGTGTAGATGGGGTACACATTGTCAGGATAGACCATGATGGCGCTAATAGCGTGGACACCATCTCAGTGGATAGCACACAAAATGATATTGTGTTACACGACATAACAACGAATAAGACAGTACACTATAACCATGAGTATGATTTTAATGGTGCGGTTGTCAAGGGTATCAACGCATCCGCAGTTGGTAGAAATATAGTAAATGGCTCCATAGACATCAATAAATCCGGCTACTATATTGTAGATACAGAAGGTATGGCTGCATCTGATGACCTAACTGACATCACAGGCGGGGAGGCTGGCTGGGTAATATTTATTAGACAGAGTAATAGTGGACGGGCGATCACAGTTAAGAGGTCTGGGAACATACGACTAGATGGCGGGGTTGATGTAACCTTCAGCGTATCAAGTAATCAGTACCTCCAACTTATGTTTAATGGCACTAACTGGTATCAAGTATCACCTCTTGTAACTAACGGGTGATTTAATGAACCTAAGCCTTAACCAAGGTAATCGCACCTATATAACCTAAACTACTTTGCAAACATGTGGTCACAAGGAATGTGACCTCCGCAGCGTAGATAAAACATAAGGTTTAAAATGGATAAAATAGAATTAATAAAGAAGCATGAGGGGCTTAGGTTAAACCCATATAAATGCACATCTGGCAAGCTGACAATAGGTTATGGCCGCAACATTGAAGATAATGGAATATCAAAGCAAGAAGCTGAAATAATGCTTTGCAATGATATTTCTAGTTGTCAGAATGAACTAGATTTAAACATTCCAGCATGGAGAGACCTAAGTGAGCCAAGGCGTGCTGTATTGGTTAATATGGCTTTTAATCTTGGATACCCGAGATTTAGCAAGTTTAAAAAGATGCTGCAAGCCATTAAAGAAAAAGACTTTAACCGCGCGGCAGCTGAAATGCTTGATAGCAGCTGGGCTAGGCAGGTTGGCAATAGAGCAATTGAATTAGCTGAAATAATGAAAACGGACAAATACTAATGATTAAGCGATTACTAATAATGTGGCTTTTCGTAATTGGATTAACCATAGTATTAGTATTCGCTTTATCTTGTGACCTAATTCACACAACCAAAACTAAACTAAGGGGTTTAAAATGCCGTTACTTTTAAAAATAGGCTCAGCTATAGGTATGTATTTCTTCAAGAAACATGCTTTAGGGTTGGCGCTAGATGGGATTATCGAAGCTGCTGAAAAGGCATCTAAGAGCACTGTAACTAAGCTTGATGATAAAGCCGTTGCAGCGCTCAAAGATGACCGTGACGCTATTCTACGGATTGCCCGAGACTTGCTTTAAGATTTAGTATGCAAAAAAACCTGTCCAGCATAACCAAGACCTGTGTAATTACTGGTCTTGGCTAATCTACTGCCTTGCATACCAAAACTATAGTTTATTGGAGCTGCTGATTGCTGACCTAGCGACTGCAAGCCACTATGGTTGTTTGCCTGATCAAGTAAATTATTTTGAACAGATAAGGCAGAAAGATTACTGTTAATTTTTTCCTGTCTATTTTTAAGCTCAACCCATTTCATATGATATTCAAGCATTTTTTTCTTTTTTTGTGTTGAATCTCTAATTTTGAATTCAAACAAAAGTGAATCTAATTTAGCGCAAGCTTTATTAAAAATACCGTCTATCTTGTCATTGAATTCATTAACAATAGATTCTAGATCATTGCCTTCTAAGCGTTTAATTCTTGTTTCTAATTCCCATTCTTTATCGCTCATAATTATTCACCACTTATCAGCTTATCGTACTGAGTTTGCAGCTCTTCCAGTTCCTCTGTCAGCGCTGCATTCTTCTTTTGTTCTAACTCAAACAATCCCTGAATACGGCTAGCCTCAGCCTCCCACACCTTAGCGTAATCTTTAGGATTAACCCTGCGCCAGTGCTGTTCATGGTGTGTCTTGTGGTATAAAATCTTGCCTTCAACTTCTGTTTTGCGATACCTAAGCATTTGATTTTCCTAATAATTCTATGTTTTCATGTATGTTTCCGATTACCCTTACGAACTCGCTCCCTATTCCGCAATGACGATTATCAAATACTGCTCGTAAATGAAATTCCGCCCTATCAAAAATAACTTCACATAGACCAAGTCTGCAATGATGAACAATATCCCCCTCATAAATCTCTCTTCCACTGTCATCCTTTATCCCAGTGTATTGAGCGCCTTCAAAATCTGAAATATTTTTACCAACTGGACTAACAAACCCATCAGAAATATAACCCCAATAATGAAAAGATTCGCCATTCTTTCTATATGCATCTTTTAAAAACTGTCTAAATTTAATATTTTCCATTACCCAAAAACCTCTAAAAATTCATTTTCAAGCTTCTTTGGCCAGTTCCAGCTTTTAATAGTGGCCGCTCGTTCGTCACGCAATATTTCCTCATCACGAATGCGCATTTCTTCACGTGAGGCCTTTAAAAGCTTATCGGCACGCTCTTTAGCTTCTAACGCCTCATTGTGTAGCTCTTCAAAGTAAATAGCATTCTGACACACTGAGAAGCCTTTAAACGCCATTCCATAAAGCTCTGTATCAATAAACACCTGCGCTTCGTGTGTATCTTCTGTCATGCCATAGAATTCACGGCATTCTTTGCTTAGTTTAGCTGTATTTAAATATACTGTTTGAATCATAATTTCACCTTTAAGTATTTTAGTGTTTCTTCCCAAGGGTCAATCTCAATATTGCGAGACTTTGCCCAGTTATTAGCCGCTATAACCAGATTGTCAGCCATTTCAAAGAATGGAAGCGACATTGAATCATAAGCTCTATCTAGTGTTTCTCTTAGTGTCATACTAACCACCTTAATTAAATGAATCGGCCTAGAGTCCTGTCTAGGCACAGCTAGTCTTTCCTAGTGTCAACCAATTTAAACAGTGGCCCCATGCCACGAACCAAATACTAGCTCAATCCTAAGCCTTTGCAATTGGCAGAAACTTACAACATTTATTTTATTTTGGTAGTTTTGGCCAATGACTAAATATCACATGCATATAGAATCGGGGTGTAACTTACATAAAGGTGACTTATGACAGATAGACAAAAAATCCTCAAATGGTTTAAAACACATAAATACCTAACTTGTGTACAGGCTATCCACAAGCTAGGCGTGTATAACCTAAGAAGCCGAGTGTGCGAAATAGAAGGCATTGCTTCTGAAATAATTAAAGTAACCCGCGCAGACGGTGTTGAAACCCGTGTAGCGCGATATTCGTTGGATAGATCTTAATAAGGGAAAGAAAAATGATGACAATGTACACACCAAGCGATAACCACAAAGAATTGCAAAAGCTAAAAGCCTTGAATGATGCTTATGTTAAGCAGATAAGCAAAATTGATAAGGAGCTACAGGAAACCAAAAAGCAGCACATAGAAACATTGGAGTACGCATTAAAATGTATGCTTGTTAATGATTTTATTGAGGATTGTGTTCCAGTTTTGAGAATTAAAAGCGAAATCAAAAAGCTAAAAGGAGAATAGAATGAGTATTAAAGACTTACCACATGTAACAGTCGAGCAGGTATTAGCATTGCGTAAAGCAGCTATCGAGCTTGAGAAAGAACTAGCCGAACTAAAAGCCAGCCTGCCGAAGGTGCGGGTGGATGCTGTGCGTGGACTAATAACAGCCATAGAAGGCGCGATAGAGAACGACTATATCAGTATGAGAGAAGTTGAAGAAATGGTGCTGGATGACTTCTGTAACTTGGCGGAAAAACACGCTGACAAACTGGAGCAAGGCAATGAGTAAGCAGAAGATTAGAGAGTGGTTAGTAGATAATACAGGTTGTTTCTATGATGATGCCAGAGTAAGCATGGGCGAGGTTGTTGACATTATCCACCAATACACCAAAGACCAGAGCGCGTGGGTTAGTGAATTAGATGAATTGTTAATGATGTTCATAGCGGATGGTTATAGTGCATCAGGAAAAGTTAGCAAAAAGACCGCGATAAAAATGATGCGATTTGTAGGTAGTCGCCCTAAATTACAAGAAATGGTTAATAATTCTGATAAAAATGGAATATTGAGTTATAAGCCATCAATACCACCAACACAGGAGGGTTGATATGAACAACCAAAACCTACTAGACCGCCTAGAAAGCGCTAAGCGGCGTATAGCTAGCCTAGAAGCTGAGAACAACAAACTGACGAATGATTGTAAGTCTAAGAATGGCACCATTGCTAGTCTGAGAGGGCGTAATGGATTTTTAAAGTCTGCATTAGCCAAGCTTGCAAAGGTAACTCCAAACGCCTATGACAAAATAGAAGCATGGCAAAAGATAGCCAATGATTGCGAACACTTATAAGGGCTTAGGCCCTTTTTTTACGCCTATAAACTCATATTAGCCAATACAATGGCGAAGTGTAATTTATTTTTATTGGTTATTACTGGCCCATGATCAACATGGCCAATAGTACCTACGTTTACCTTTCTCATGCCTCACCCCATTAAAAATCCCGTAATACAGGGTAAAAGCCTGCGTGAACGGGGCAACTCACGCAATTTGAGGTGCTACCGACACTGATGTCAGCACCATAGCCTTGGTGAGGTTCTGAATTAATTATATCACAGGGGTTTATCTTGGTGTAAGTATTGGGTTATAATTCAATCAACGCTTCCGCCAAGGCGTGACAAAATTTGATCAGGATAAGAGGGTTTTGTTTTGTGTAGGTAAGGTGTCGAACTTGGCGGTTCTTGATCTTGCCTTATTTGCACAAACCAAAGCCCTTTTTTATTGCCCATCTTTTATCACCCTTCAAAGAAGCTCGGTTCGCAGCCAGAGCGATTAATTAACTTCTCCAAGCAGTTAGCCTAATCATCCATTGATAGCGCATGAGAGCCGACTGGGTGCGCTTTAGGATTAAGGGAACCAGATAAGTCCAACCATTGGACGCCCTAATAACGTGGCGACAGTCACACATAATGCAGCGTAAGTATATTGGTCTATGACCTTGCTAGAATTGCTTTGTGTGGCGGTAGGGAGCGTTAAATGGTCATCACTGCGCTAAGTGTTAGAAATAGTCCCTGATTAATGTATTGCGTGTGACATTAACAAAAAAGCTCTATAGACCTCTATGAGGAATTATTGCTGAATTGCCTTAAGTTGAATTTTACCTGATTCTCTTAAGGCTTTTTGTGCCTAAAGATATGACATATAAGGAATTAATATGAGTAATAACAACTACTTAGAAGTAACGGCTAAATACTTACACGACAACAGGACACCTAAAGGATCATGGACAAGAAGCCAATTTGAGGTTTTAGGTATTGATTGGCCACCTGCTAAAGGATGGAAAGAAAAAGTGATCGGCTTAACTATTTCACCTGAGCAACAATCAATTTTCGAGAAAAGATTAAACGCAAGTCAGGCAATGGGTAAAAAGGAGAAATCCATGAAAATAAGCAAAGCCATTAAAATGCTCAAACTATCTGGATACAAAATAATAAAAAATGGAATAGAGGTGTGATTGGCAGAATTTATCAATGATTTGGCCTAATTTTGGTAGTTTTAGCCAATTACTTTAAAAACCAGTAATGGATAATTGGCCTTACACAAACAAAAGGTGACGCAATGATCAAGAATATAAGGGAGTCCTATAATCCAGCAAATAAGAAGCTAAGAAGGGCTAGGCGGCTTTATTTAAAGCTATGTGCAGATGCTATAACTAAAAACCCTGAAGCCCTAAACCATGTAATTCAAAGAGCTGTAAAAAGCGGCCTGTACTCAGATACAACCCTTAGAATGGATATAGCGTATTCCTTTATAAAAGCGGCATATCTAAAGAACGGCGATAATATAGGGTTTTATCAATTTTGCAGAGAAAAGAATTTGTACTTTAGATAAGGGGTTAATAAGTGAAATATGTACGCGCATTTTACAGTGAAAGATGGAGGGAGCTTAGCCTTAGATTTAAAGCTGGTGATATTGAGTACAGCTTTGATAGAGGCGGGTTGCTGGGCTTTGGATATATCGGGACTTCAATTGGGCGTAAAAGCGCAGAAGATATGCAAAAGAAGGCTGACAAGATAGCTGATGACTATTTGGCAGGAAAGAGTGGTGAGATTGCAACATGGTTTAAATTAATGACATTGACTCGCAGATATACCACGCTTGAGCATATATATCTGCCTCTGGCTCTTTTTGTGTCTGTATTTATTGCAATTATAGTCACGGTTGTAAAATTAGAAACCTATTAAATTTGTGCTGGATATTGAAATATAAGAGGTTGTTATGGATCAAAATTTAATTAATGAATTATTCTTAGAAATAAAGGAGCTTAGGGAGAGGGTTGAAAAGCTTGAAGGCAAAAAAAAGCAAAAAGCATTTTCAAAGCCTGAGCCTTATGAGCTTCAAAGGTATTTTTTAGATAGAGGTAGTAACACATGCGTTGATGACGCAGAGCGGTTTTATGATTTTTATGAGTCTAAAAACTGGTTTGTAGGTAAAACAAAGATGAAGTGCTGGAAGGCAGCGGTTAGAAATTGGATAAGAGGTAACAGCAATGCAAAATCATTTAACAACACAGCAACACTTACAAACCTTGGTGACACGGATTTCTGAATCTGAGGCATTGGCTAGAGTGCAAGCTAATCAGGACACAGAGCAGGATAGAAAGGTTGTGAACTATATCATTCACAAGCTGCAAGCAATCTGCCCAGCATGGCAACAGTCACTGGCAGGCATGGGGCATGATGAAAAGGCGCAGCTAATGAAAACCATTAAGCGTGAATGGCTTAATAGCTTGATGGCAGAGGGGATTAACCAACAGCACATTATTGATTACGCCTTGAATAAAGTGAAAGAGTCAGGGAATCCGTTTATGCCGACCGTAGGGCAGTTCATCGCATGGTGTCGCGAGGGTAACATGCCTGAAGGAACAAAAGGCTGCCTAGAGTCATACAAAGAGATTCAGGCCTATTTGGCACTACCACTTGAGAGCAGAAAGCTTAGTGGATTAAATCCAGAGGTTTATCACACTTTGCACAACCTTGGTGACTTTCATGGATTCCGCCATGCTGACAAAAAGCGAGCACTGGAGATATGGACGCAAGAACACAACCGGACTTTGGAGGATTTAAGGAATGGCAAGCCGTTAGCAGTCGCGCCACCACCTCGAGTAGCAATAGAGAAAACACACACGCCTTTAGATAAACAAAAGGCAATATCATCAATACAAGCAATGCGAGCAGCTTTGAGCAAGTAATAGGAGGTTATAATGACTGCTAAAGTTTTAATTACAGGTGGTAGATCATTGTCATTACCAGTTATTCAGGCATTAATAAAAGAAGGAATTGAATGCAGTCATGGTAGAGATGATGCTGAATTTCACTCTTATTTTCATCACTATAAGGAAAGCAATAAAAACAAAAGCAAGCGCAGGACTTACAACCTTAAAGAGGTTAAAAAATGAAAACCCACTGCGATAGATGCGGGAAAGATTGCCGAATGGGTAAGTTTAAGATTATTCCTGCATGGGAGCTTGTTGAGCTTAGGCAAATCTACCAAACTAATTTTGTCACTCACATTTGCCGAGGTTGTGGGAATATAGCCGATTCCTATGTTGATTACTGGGGAGAGAAGAAGCCAGAAGACATAATAGCCCTTAATCAATTCCTGAATGCAGGCAAGGTTAGTATGAGTAAGCACCTTGACCTATATTCTATGCTTAACAATGCTGGATACAGGGTGGATGCGAGCTAATCTGGTAGTTTTTGCCAATAAATAACCCTGATTTTGGTAGTTTTGGCCAATTACATACAAAGTCAGGTGTTTATACTTGGTTTATCAACTAACAAGGAGAAACAAAAATGAAACCAACACAAGAGCAACTGAATGATCCGAAGTGGTGGACAAATGTGCCAGATGGGAATGACTATTGTTATTACGACCATAGTCAATCCGACTACTTTTTTGAAGAAATGGCTTTTGATTCAGATGATTTAGAGCTACTAGCCAAACGCCCAACCAAGCCAGCATTTGTGCCGGAGGTTGGTGTTGAGTGTGAGTATAGTTTGAATCGCGACCCTGATCGTTTATTTAAATGCAAACCAAGATATGTTAGTGCCAATTTTGTTGTTGCAGACTGTTTCATCAATGAGGAAGTTATAGAGCAAGCTTTTTATAAAGATGATGTTGAATTCCGCCCCATAAAATCCGAGCGTGAGCTGTTTGTTGAGCAACTTGCAAATCTTGGTAAAGGATACGGTAGCTTGTATTCAGAAGAGTTTGCAGGCGAGGTATACGACTCAGGCCTATTCTGCTTGAAGGAGGCTGATAAATGATCCTTAAAGGAACGCAGATACACAACCACAAGTTAAATGAAAAGCTTGTAGCTAAGATACGAAAAGAGCGCAACGAAGCTATAAAAATTAGGGATGAATTAGAAAAGAAGATCAACGCAAGATTACTAGCTAAAGAATACGGCGTAAGAAAAGAAACAATGCTGAATGCAATAAATGGCATAACTTGGGGGCATGTAGAATGATGTATTTTGGGCAAGAGCCAAGCTTGGGTTTATCGGCAAAAATGGTTATTACAGACCATGAGCTGCGAAGAATGCGAACAGGAGAACTTAAAGGCTGTAGTTATGAATCAGCTGGTAATTATGTTTGCATCTATGTAAAGAAAGGTAAAAAAGTACGCATAGGAACATTTGATACTATTGAAGAGTGCAACCATGCTTATGATATTTGCGACCTTGAAAGACAGATTCACAACATGAGACAGCGGCTACGCTCTAAAGGCTATGGCGTTAAAAAACAAGCAACAATGACCTCCTACACGGTAACAATTGACGGTAAAAGCAAGTCTTACCACAACAAGACAATTGCAAGAATGGTTTATGAGGACGATATAAATAAGCAAATCAACGCATTGGAGAAGGAGCTGTATGACATGCAACAAACAAAGTTTTAACTCTAAATCAGATGCAATAGCAGATTGTAAGGCTAGGCCAGCAAACTCAAGCGAGTACAAGAGAATACGCAAACTTAGACCTTATTTATGCCCAATGTGCGATAAATGGCACCTAACGAGCCAGAATAAGAAAGTACAAAGGGCGATTGGCAAAAAGTACCAAAATTAATCTAAAGTTGGTAGTTCTTGCCAATTACAAGGAATGCCGGTGCTTTATACTTGGCACTCAACTTAACAAAGGTGATTGATATGAATACAGAGTTGTTTTTACAAGGCCAGAAGGATTGCCAAGACGGTAAACCGCATGAGGCTGGCAAAGGTGTTGATTATGATCGTGGTTATGCTTGCCAGTATGAGTTAGAGCAAGCCTTATCTCACACAGGGGTTAACTAATGGAGAAGAGCGAGCAAATTAATGATTTGGCTTCTGCATTATGTAAGGCTCAAGATCAAATGAGCGGTGCAGCAAAAGACTCTAAAAACCCATTTTTTAAGAGTTCTTATGCCGACCTATCATCAGTGGTTAAAGCAGTCAAACAGCCTTTCGCTGATAATGGGCTAAGTTATTCGCAGTTTCCTATTTATGAGGAAAAGCTTGTAGGTGTTGAGACTATCTTAATGCACTCAAGTGGGCAGTGGATTTCTAGTAAACTGCTATTACCAATGACAAAGCAAGACCCGCAAGCTGCTGGCTCTGCTATCACCTATGCTCGTAGATACGCATTGCAGGCGATTGCTGGAATACCTAGTGAGGATGATGACGGTAATGCAGCAAGCCACGCAAAATCAAAAGCGCCTGCATTCCTTATGGATGAAACTGCAATGGCTTGGGTTTCATCTATCAAGTTAGGAACTGCAAAGTTAGAAGATATTCAAGATATTAACTACCGTAACTTTATACAGGGGAGTTTAAAATGAATGTATTTTTTGATATTGAGACAATACCAGCGCAAAGTGGCGTGCATTGCTTTGAAAACTACCTTGCAGCAGAAATGGAGAGTTTTAAGGCTCCAAGCTCATTAACTAAAACTCAAGCCTGTGCAGACCTTGGCTTAAAAGGCGATGATGCAAAGTACACTAGCAAGGATGATGCTATTGCCCTATGGGAAAAGAAGTTTGCAGAAGAAAAAGCGCCAGAAGTAGCGGAAGAAAAATGGCGTAAAACTGCGCTAGATGGCTCAGCTGGTGAGCTTATTAGTGTCTCATGGGCTGTTGGTGATAGTAAAATTTTTAATAGCCATCGTGATTTAGGTACCGATGAAAGCCTTTTACTTAGCGCATTCTTTAGTGAGCTTGGTGAGCATTTAAAACAGAAGCCTCCTTATTTTATTGGACAATATATTGGTGGATTTGATCTTAAGTTCTTATTTCATCGCGCTGTAATCCTTGGTGTAAGGCCTCCTTTTGATCTGCCTTTTGATGGTTATCATGGGCGTGATTACTTTTGCACGCAAACTGCGTGGGCTGGGAAAGGCGGCAGAATGAGTCAAGATAACTTGTGTAAGGCATTAGGAATCAAGGGCAAGCCTGATGATATTGACGGCTCCAAGGTATGGGATTTTGTTAAAGTCGGCAATGTTAAGCGAGTAGCAGAATATAACAATGACGATGTTGAAAAGGTTCGACAAATTTACAAGAGATTGACATTCTCAAAATGACGCAAGAAGAAGTAAAAGAGCTGCTAGCACAAATGGCAGCTCAAACAATAAACCAACTAAAGAAAGAAGGTATTTTAT